CGGTGCTGGTGTTGTATGCGCTGCCGTCGTTGTGGCCTCCGGCAAATGAAACATCTTGGAAAACCAGCGTACCGCTAGTTGTTTGATCGCTGGTGATCCGCCGAGCGGCAAAGCTGATTTGCGTGTTTCCGTTGTTCCGCAGTCGCCCGCTGCTATCAATGTTCCACGCGGCCGCTGTTGCGTTGTCGACAAATCCACGGCTGGCAAACGTGCCGCCGCTGATCGTGGTATTCCCGGTCACGCCAAACGTCCCGGCCACCGTACTATTCCCCGTAATTGCAGCACCGCCAGCGGCAACGGTTAGCCCGCCCGCAGTGATGGTTGCGCCGCCTGCGGTGACCGTGAGACCGCCCGTGGTAATCGTGGTTGTTCCCTGAATCCGCGCAGTCCCAAATACGTCCAGTTTCTGCGTAGGGGTTCCGCCAATGCCGACGTTCCCAGCGGCCCACAGCATCGCCTGCACGCCACTGACAGACATTCCAACTTGATTTGCGGCGGGAGAATATAGGCCCGAGCTTGTTGCTTGCGCGAAGCGGATTGACGGCGCCGCCGCCGTGCCGTTTGCAAACTGGATCGAGGTCGAGGCGCTAGGGTCGGGGACGTTGAAATTGTCGACAGTCCAAAGCACTGCGCCGCCAATGGCGACGGGTTGCCTCAATTCCAGCTTGTAATTGCCACGATAGAAAATCTGCGCTTGCCCGTTCGCGTCAAGAATAATCGGGTTAGCATTCGCTACCGTTTCGCCTGCGTTGCTCCACGTTGTACGCGGGTTCGTGGTTCCGGCGTCATACGTGAATAGCCGATACCCTGCGGCTGGCAGTTGGACAATCGTCGGCACCCCGTTAACGAGTACGCTCGTCGGGTATGTGAATGTCGCCAGTCCAGGCGGTGCAACGTTAGCCATCTCATTACCTCTTACTAATTATGTCTGACCAACAGTTTTGGACGATCATCCTAATTCCTGCCGTCATGATTGTGCTGGAACTATTGCGCGCCCGCCACGCCAAACGCAGCGCCAATCGGGACAGAAAGCCTAAGTAGGGCGTTTCTGGTCGATTCGTCAATTACTTCACGCCCCGTTACGGGCATCGTCTGTAGCAGAGCGTTTTGCGCTTGCTGCTGTTGCAGGTAGTTAGTCATCGGCGTGCGGATTGCGGCATCGCCAAACGGAATGCGGCTCACGATCCGATCCAACGCGCCAAGCGCGGCGCTTGCCGTGTTCGAGTTGTTGACCGCGCTTCCCTTTGGTTGCACTTGCAGATAGCTCGCCACGCGGCCCACCTGCCGAAGTTGCGCAATCTCCTCGGGCGAGAAGAACGCAGCAAGCTTGCGATCTCCGATCTCGTTTACAGCTTTGTTGTAAGCAGATTGAGAGAATGTGCCAATTTCGTCCGACGCGCCGCTCAGGGCGCGAGACTTCAGGTGATTCACGATGTTCCCACGAACCGCATCGAGGGATTCAGGACTGCCCGCCATTGATCTGCGTAGCGCAGCAACGTCGGCAACCGTTGATTTTGCCCCACTACCAAGGATGAACTGACGCACGAACCTGTCAGGCTCCGCGTCATCAATCGCCGCCGCCAGTGCTGGGGATTCCTCCCGTAGTTGCATCCTTGCACGATGCGCGGCGCGTGCCCGATTGAACGCAGCGAGAACCTCGTCCGCTTGCGCGGTCGGGGCTTGTGCGCCAGGAATTGCAGGGCCAACACCTCGCGTAACGCTTTGCACCGGCTGCGCGTTCTCCAACGCATCGCGCACCAGAGACAAAGCGCGGCGCACGTTGCCATCTTGTGCGCCACGTTGTGCAGTCGCCAGCGTCGTCCGCAACTGCTCTGCTGTGCTGATGTTGAACGGAATTTCTCCGTTTCCAATTCCCTGCACGATCCCGCGAATTTCCCCAGGCAGAAACGCGCCCTTCATCTCGGCGTCAAGCGCCCTGCTGGCATTGTTGACGAACTGCGCACCGTTTAACGGGATTTCTCCGCCAGCAAGCGAACGCGCCTGATCGTACAGTCGGCTAACCGTTGCCTCGGCTTGCGCGTCCCTGTCTTTCAGGGCTTGAATGACTTTTGCACCAGTGCTGAACTCATCCGCAGGGTTGCCGCCTTGCAGTTGATTAAGGCGGGCAATCAACGCCGCATTGTTTTCAGATTCGACCCGCGCAAGACGTTGCAGCGCCGGATCGGTACTGTTTGCGCCGATCTTGGCAAGATTGCGTTCTGCGGTTATTTGAACAGGATCAAGAGTCACTGATCCGCGCGTCGGAGTAACGCCAACAGCGCGAAGGTCTGCCAAGCGACGGATTGCTTCAGCGTCAGCTTGCCCGCCGGATTGCAGCGCACGCACAACATCCTCGCGCAGCGCCGCGCGTGCCGCCTCTGGCATATCGGCCCACTTCAATCCGTTGGCTTCAAGCGATTGGGCGAGCATGTTGTCATACTGCTGCGGACGCAGTGCAGAGCCAACACGGCGGATCGTTCCGACTGCCGTATTTATCACCGGCACGGCAAGACGAATCAAGCCCTCGGCAACCGGAGTGCCAACAGCGCCAGCGGCAGCGCCAAGGCCGACTTGCTTTGTCTTTTCCTCCGCAAAGTCTCCCTCGGTTACGGGCTGCAACGCGCCGCCAGCGCCGCCGATGGCAGCACTACCGCCCATGCGCTGCGCCATTGTCGCTCCGCGCAACAGCCGCGCCGGAAGAACTGCGGCAGTCGCACCTACGTTGCCAGTCAAACGAGGAATATCAAGCTCATTCTGCGGGCGTCCAGTTGCCCACGCATACTCAGCTTGCGATTGTCGCGCAGAGGCATCCGCTTTGCGGATCGTTTCGTCATCTGCCAGAAGATTCGTGACAACACTCGGAACCCCGGCAGACTCAAGCGTTTTCCGCGCCGCATTCACGCCACGGAAAAACAACTGCCCCGCACCTTCTACAACGTCACGCGTACCACGTACCACGCCAGCGGCAGGCCCTACGTAGTATTCCTCTCGCAACCTGCCGCCGAGTGTCGTTGCGGGCGCAGGACGCCGCCGCGCCATAACGTCGCGCGGGTCTAGGTTTTCTGTGGCCGCATCAATCTCGGGCCGCACGTAGGATTGAGCGCGAACCTTTGACAATTCCGCCGCAAGAACGCGAGCGCCACCCGTGTCGCCTGCGGCATCTGCACGAATCAGCGCTTGCGACAGTTGTTCTTCGGTCGCCATTATTGCCCGTACTTTTTCAAAAGGTCTTCAACAGACTGCGGCACGTTCACGGGGGGCCGTTGAATCGGCTGACGCGGCATCGGCTGCGTTCCTTGCGTCGCCCCGCTAACGTCCCGCCAGTGCGGGCCAGCTTCAACCTTTAGCCCTTCAATAGCCGTTGTGCGGGTTTTGGCTTTTTGCCTGATAACGGCTTCCGAATCGCCAATTTGCGGGAAATACTGCTTTCTCGCATTATCAAACTCACTGTCAGCAATAACAGCACCAGACTCGCGCCGCAGCACTGCGTTAATGAAGTCGCGCTGCGCCTGTTCGACTTGCTGCTGTTCTGGCGATTGCACAAGATTTGCAGCCGTGCCGAGTACACCGCCAATGAACGGAACCGCCTCCATGCCTTGCTTGTAAACGCTGGGCATGTTGACACCCTTTTCTCCCATCTCCTTGATTACCTTGTCAGCGGCAACCATACGCGAGCCAAAAAGCACAGATTTGGCTTGTCCCTCTGTTGGCGGCTTTGTATCGCCAGCCCTACCGGCGGCAAGTCCCTCACGCGCCCTTGCATCGGTCAAATCCTGCCCGCGTAGCGTTACGGCACGATTGGCCGCGCCCTCGCTCCGAGTGCGAACGTCGGTCAAATCTTGGCCGCGCATCGTGATGTTTTGCCCGCGCTGCGTCGTCTGGTTTTCGATGAACTTCTGCATGCCCATCGCAGACTGTTGCCGCCATTGCTGGAACTGCTGCGGGTCGCTAGGAATGCGCCCGACGATCTCCTCCAGCGAGCCATTGCGGCGCACGAACTCAGAAACCACAGGGTCATTGAATTGCGCCTCAGTCCAACGCGCCGCCGCTTGCGGTGTGTCAATGAAATCCAGCGCAGTGCGGTAGGTCTTTAGCCGCGCGTCTAGCGTTTCCTGCGTGGTCTTGCCGGTCGTTGCCCGCTTTGCGGCAGCTTCTTCTCGCTGCTTTGCCGCCTCTAGCAGCCGCTTTTCCTCGGCCATGCGAAGGCCAGGACGCACGTTTAGCGCGTTCAGGTTGCCTTCGCCGCCCCCGGCTTGAAAGTAGGCCCGCAGCGTTTCCTGATCGGCCGCAGCTTCGGCCCGCGCACGCTCCATCTCGTCAAACTTGAGCGCGTTCATGCGGTTAGCCTGCCGCGCGTTTTCTAAGGTGAGAGCGTTTTGCGCCCGCACCATAGGATCGACCATGCGCACCGGCTCAATCCGGCCATAGATTGAGGTGTCAACTTGCGCCATTATTCGCGCCCGCTGCCAAGGTTCGGATTGAACGTGCCAAAGTTCGGGCGGCTGGTCGGGAAGTAACCCGGCGTGCGCATGTCAACGCCCGTCAATGCGTTCTGACCGCTCATCCAGTTGCTCATGTTGTTCAAGCCGCTTACCAAAGCGTTACCGCTCGCAATACGCGCTGCGGCTTGTGCGTTGCCGATGCCTACAAGGTTTCCGGCCATCTGCCCGCGCAGGTTTGACCGATCCGTGTTGCCGCTTTCGACCGCACGCTGACCAATGCCGGAAGCCCCGCCCAAACGGCCAGCAATGTCGGCACTCTGCGCACGCCACCGCTCAAAAGCATTCCCAAATTCCTGCGAGGCAAGCCCGGAGTTATAGCGTTGCAATTCCTTGAGCGCAGCACCAGAGTTGAACCGGCCCCGTGCCAGAGCGTTGCGGTTGATCGCTTGTTCGCCCTGTTCGCGGCGGAATGCAAGGCCAGGGTCTTCCTCGTAATCCGCCATTGAGAACCGGCGGGTAAGTTCACCGTAGCGCGGGTCTTCGGCGCTGCCACCAACGCCCAGCAACGCGGCGAGTCGGCCCGTTGCACCAGCGCCAATGTCCCGATACGGCGACAGATCGGCATAGTTTGCCTCCTGCGTCTGCCCGAGTAGACGATTGGCCTCTCGCGCCGCCGCTTCTTGCCTGCGCGCAGCACTACGGGCAGATCGCCCGCCGATGAGACTGCCGACAATGTTGCTACCGACTGATAAAGCAGTTTCCCAGCCCATGCGGCCTCCTATCGTTTGAGCCTATGACAAAGGCTTGTCCTCTTGGGGCGGTTTATCGCCTTGCGGGTTAAGTTTTTGCAGCAGCATTTGTGCCGCAACGATCTGCCCCTGAAGGGCAAGCGAAAGAATCAAGCGTTCGTTGTCGTTGAGTTCCATTAAGCCACCGCAATCGTAGTAATCGTCCCGCCGCTTCCTCGGAACTTTAATGCGCCGCCCTCGACGTATAGTTGACCAGCGCCAGCGGGCGACGATGTAGGCGCAGTCGCGTTTTTCATTACTATCGTATTAGTTGCGGCAGTTCCCGGGCCAACATCGCCAATTTGCATGTTTGCATTTGCGTCAATTTTCCATCGACTCGTAAGCGTTGCGCTAGTCCCGCCCGTCCCTGATGGGGCATTTTGCCATTCGATCGTATTGTCGATCATGTACAACAACGAGCCTGCGGCAGTTGTTTTGTATGTCCAGTTCGTTGTCGTCAAAAATCGAAGGTTTGACGTAACATACGCGGCGGCGTTTGAGTTGTTCCCTTGAAACGTTGCTCCGTTGCCAATTTCCAGCGCAGTTTGTCCGCTATGGGTCGTCGCTGGCGTCGTGTTAATTCCGACAGACAGATCAAACCGCGCATAGCCCTGCACCTTAAAAGCGATACTTGGGTCAGTTGTGCTGGTGCCGAAATTCCAGTTCCCGTTTGCAAACAATACGGCTCGAGATGCCGTTGTCCCGGAGTTTGTCGTCCTGAAGTAAAGCGGCAAAGCAGTCCCGCCTGCACCGGAATTGTTTGAATCAACAGCAACGAATCCCGTAGTTCCATCTGCTGCTAGTTGGATGAAATTAGAACCTGCTACGGGGTTTGATGTAGCCCATCCACGAATGCCGACAACGGTACTCGTGCCATTCGGAATCGCGCCGAAGATCGTCGATCCGTTGACCGTCGTACCCTGGAACAAGGTCGCCGTACCATCGTTTGCGCTTGTGACGTTGATCCTGCGGCTGTTGCCGCTGAAAGTGATATTTCCGGCAACGCCAACAGCCGTAAAGTCGCTGGTATTCGCCGTGACGTTTGCAACCCCGCCAAACGATCCTGCATTGTTGAATTGAATCTGAGTGTTTGCGCCGCCGGGGGTTCCTCCACCCGTGCCAAACGGGCCAACGGTAGCGCCGTTTATGCGAGCGAAAACCCCCGCCGTCGTTGTCCAAACGTCACCGTTCACCGGCGTAGTAGGCGCTGTGCCGTGAGGCAATCTGAAGCCTGCCGAACCAGCAACAGACGCGGCGGTTAGCATTAGGCCGGTGCTCGTCACATTGCTAGCTGTTAACGTGCTTGTGCCGTTATTCCATGTAAAGTTTGCGGAACCGGCAAAAGAGCCTGAACTATTGTATTGGACTTGAGTGTCAAGCCCCCCAGGAGATCCGCCGCCGCCGCCAGCAGTCCAAGACGGCGCGACCCCTGCGCCGTTCGACGTTAGTACCTGCCCCGATGTGCCTGCATTGCCTGACGCGTGCAATGCGTTGGTGATGTTCAGCGTTCCGTCTATTTGCACCCGATAACCTGGATCGGCTGGAATAGTTCCAAACGCAGTATTTGCAAAATTCCAGTTTCTGGACGGGTAGAAAAATGCGCCATGCCCGCTTGCCCCAGGCGCGCTGAATTGAGTAAACGCAAGAGGAATTGCGGTACCGCCTGCGGCTAGGTTTGTGCTGATTTCTGTATTGTTTTGCCCCGCGCCAAGGGAAAGGAATGCGGTATTGCTCAAGTTTGATGAATTGCAAAGCGCGATTCCAGAAACTTGTGATGTTCCGTTCGGTATAAAATTAATTACGGTCGGCTGATTTGTAACGCCGCATTGCACCGCCAGCCGATCAGCAACAATCCCAGTACCTCCACCAGCTCCATTTACAAGAATGCGTTTGCTTACTCCCGGGAAGCTTAGCGTCCCGTTTAGCGTGACAATGCTTGAACCGTCAAACGTGAAATTTGCAGAGCCTCCGAACGCGCCCGCGCTGTTGAACTGCACAGACGAAACCGGGGCCGCGACATTTGCCGATGATGGTTGCCATGTCCCATCATCTCGAAGGAATAGGCCAAACGACGTGCCCGGCGCCGGGACAAATCCATTTGATGAAGTAGTAAACGGCAGAATCGCTTGCCACGACTGGTCTTTGCGGCCGTAGATTTGACCATTGCTCGGGGCGTCAGGAATTCCGCCGCCCGACATATATTGCTGAAGCGCTTGAAGGTAGCGATACCATATAGAATTTATTGGTCGCGCGTCTTCATCGCTGCCTTCGCCCGCAACGGGCGTTGTCATCGGGGGAATGCGTGGCGTCATGGCGTCAGATCAAGATACGCGCCGGAAATGGGCCGGTAGACCTGTGCCGACATGCTCAGTTCGATTACGAAGTCACGCGCCCGCCCTAAACGCTTGAAGTGAATCGACTCCAGGTACTCCCCAAGCTCGCCAATCGGCGCGGTACGTTGTGCCGACCATTGCCGTCCGCCGTCCTTACTGACTCGCAGCATGGCGTGCGGGTCTACGTCTTCGGGGTTTCCTGTGGCAAGCCCTACTCCGGGCTGAAAGATGAATTCAGCGCCTGAAATCGTCAGGTATTCGGCCTTGTTGGAAACGTGCGGCGAGACTCGTTTACAGATCATGTCCACGCCGTTTTCGCTGTAGATGTTCGTTGAAAGCTGAGCGATGTTCGGCCCGCGCGAGTCTCCAATCAGGTTAATACCGGCAAAGTACGCATGACACCGCGCCCGCCATGAACTCTCCACGTAGCTGATCGGTGCCACTTGGTCAGGCTGACTCGGGTCAGGAACAAGGGAGGATCGTTCGTGCCACAGTTGCGTCGCTAGATCGTAGACCCAAGTCTTTCCAGCGGTCGGGAAAGACAGCACGTAAAACAAGTGCCCATGCTGCTGATACGTCAATGCATAGGCGTCGTTCGTGGTGACGTAACCGGCAATTTCCTGCTCAATGGCATGTGTAGAAACGCGCTTGCTTTGCAGTCCACGGGCTTGCATGACCACTGACCCGCCGTTCGTGTCCTGCGCAAGCCACAGTAGCGCTTGGCCGATTACAGCGGCGGATAGCGGTGCGGCAGTGCCGTATGGTATGTAAGTCCCTTGGATGCGGTCGAATGTGTCTTCGCCGCCTGTCGTTGCCCAGATTTCCGTGGATTGCGAGCCAATCAGGTAAAGCTCGCGCTCTACCGTAATTGCCCGCTGTAGCTTGTCGTTCAGGTTCTCGGCAGAGGCAAAGTCCAGCGCATTCCACGTTGACGGATCAAACGGAGATGACCAATAAAACTGGTCGCTGTTCGGGCCGTGCGCAATGAAATACCCGTCTAGAGCGGTGCAGCTTTGCGGGTTTTCCGGAAATGCCGCGTCAGAAATCGTGTTCAGCGTCGGCACTGCGGCGGTGCGGTCAAACCAGAATCCCTGGTTCCCGTTCACCATCATTACGCGGTCGCCAGCCTGCGCAACAATCGCGTAAGCGCTCCCCGTTGCTCCAACTTGCACCGGGTTGACGAATGCGCCGTTTTGAATGTCCGGCACGAGGTGAACAGAATCGGCGGTAACGATTACCAAGCCTGACGGTGTTGGCTCCATTGCCAACACGGGCGAAGATCCCCTAGACCCGATGGTTGTGTGACCTGGGGCCGGATAGTAGACCAGCCCCTTTTCCGGATCGCCTTCGGGGTACTGATTAACGGCCCGCTGAGTGCTGGCTTTCCAGCTTGCCGCAGCGTATGCGGGGCCGATAAATCCCTCAAACGGCACGCGCATTAAAAGTCCCCGGAAACATAGCGGTAGTAAGGCGCGGGCGTATTTTGCTGCACTCCCATGAACTCGCACCCGATGCGCGGGTCTGGCAGATTGTTTTGCTGGATGTTCGCCCTCGCTTTCGCGGCCATGCGCACAAGGCTCGCAGATGGTTCTTTGCCGTATTCTGGAGAAAGCAATTCAGCCATAGACAGCACAATCGCTTGCTCATATCCGGGCGGCAGTGCCACAGACGCATCAAGGTTCGCAAACTCAGAGAGCGTGACCCAGCAGCCGAGGTGCAGCACAAGATTTGCTGACGGATGCTCCCACAGTCGAATTGTGCCGAGAGGGAATGCGGGCTTGTAGTACAAAACGGAAGGGAAGTTGTCGCCCTGATTTTTTAGCGTGATTGCAGCAAAAACCTGATCCGGCACAATTTCCATCGGCCGATCATAATGCTGCGAGTCGCGCGTAAACGCCCATTCAATCCTGACTGGGCGGTCTGTGTTAATTGTTCCGCCCGGCCCGATGGTGTACGTGCCAACACCAGCGGTAAGCGCGTGCGTATGTTGCAGAATTTCGTAGGCAAAAAGACGCTCCGCCTGCCAAGCGTCCATCATCTGATTCAGCACCAGCAGCGCATCGGCTGCATCGTTGCCGTCCATCGTGTCGGCAGCGCCGAGGATGGTTGCAGTCCGCATTGCGCGGGTAAGGATTTCTCGTACAGTGCGCGGCATTCCTGATCCCTAAGAAAAAACGGGGGCGCGAAGCCCCCGTAAACTTCCAGCTACCAAGAAAGACTTAGCCCGTGGTGCCGATCCGGCAGGCCAGCTCGGGGTAGGTCGCGGCCCAACCGAACAGCACGTCGAGACGCATGTTGCTCACGTCGTTCGCACCGTCGTAGTACTCCGTCACCTTGACCGTGAAGCCTTGATCCGACTCCTGCGAGACCTTGGCGTTCTGATCCTGCGGCACAAACATCGGAACCATCGCCAGCGTGAAGGCATCCTCATGGAAAGCGACCGAGGTATCGTAGCTGACCGATGCGTTGCCAACGATCACGAACGGCGAGCCGTTAGTGGGCGAGGCGGTGCAGTTCTGGAATGCGCCGGTCGGGGTCACAGCGGGGCTGATAGCAATGGAGGTCGCACCGACGAGAGCGTCGGCAGTTACCACGAATTGCTTCAGTCGGCCGGTAGAGGCGCGGGTCTGCGGGTTGACATCGAACACACCCGGCAGGGTAATGACCGTGCCAGCCGTCAGCGTGCCGCCGGTCGTCGCGGCGACAGTCATCGTCGCGCCGGTCTGACCAGCGCCCGAGATGTTCGATGCCACGGCGGCACCGTTTGCGTGACGGGCGACGTTCTGATCCATGCCGACGTTGTAGCCCAGCGAGTCCACCATCATGCCTACGCCGTACTGCTTGCCGATGGTCGAGGCGTTGTTGAACAGACCCGCAAGACCCTGAACCATCGAGGCATTGAGACCCGAGGACAGCACCAGATTACGGCGACCGTCACGCGGGGCAGCATTGTCATCCAGAATGCGACCGGATTGCGTGGCAAGGGCCAGAGCCTCCGCTTGCGTCGAAGGCTGAACCATCGTGGTCGTGTTGACGCTGACCTGATTGGCAACGGCGGTACGCGCCAGCGCCAGACCTTGGCGGTCGATTTCGTTCGCCACGGTGGCAACAGCGGCTTGCAGCGCCTTTTGCAGATCGGGGTTCGAGATGCTGACCGAACGCTCAATCAGCGGGAAGTTGATATCGCAACCGCCCTGATTCAGCGTCAGCGGAACCGTGTTGAAAACGGTCGCTTGCGGGCTGGCGACGCGGCCCGAACGGTAGGTGTAGCGCGGCGGGCGCTTGATGTTGATGGTCTGGCCGGTGGCATAACCACGCGCCATGTTGGAGCCGTACTCACTCTGCCACGAGCGGTTGACGCCCTTGGAAAAGGTCAGCATGTTTTTGAGGATCGCCAAGCATTCCTTGGCGACCAGTGAGGTAGTTGCGAGGGTGTTCGACATGATTGCTCCGCAGGGTATGGGTTAACGTCCAGCCCACCATGCGCCCTGCTTCTTACGCATCGCCTCGTATTGAGCCTGTGACATGGTGCCAAGATCATCCGAAGATGCCTTGCCACCGCCGATAGGCTCAATCGGTGCGGGCGCTTTGCTGGGGCGCTTGACCGGCTCTTTGTTCGATTCCAAACGCGCCTCGATCTTGCCGAGTTCGCGCACTTGAGCGGCGGGATTCATGCGGGCGATCTTCTCCGCGAGATCGGGATTCTTGCCGAGGTAGTAAGCAACGTCCGGCCCCATATCGGAGTCCTTGATTGCTTCCGCCATAATCGGAGTGATCGTCAGATCGTCCGACATGGTTACTTCGGCAAAGTCATCGTATTTCTTCGCGGCCTGCTTCTGCCGGTTGATCCACGACTCCTCACGCTCACGAATCGATGCCTCTTGGCGTGCCCGTTCCGCTCGCACTTCAACTTCTTGAAGCTTTGCGGCCACCTGGTAATCGGCTTTCGCCTCCAGATAGGCTTCGTAGCTGTCGAAGTTCTCGCGCTGCGGCGGGCCTGATGGCTTTTCCACCTTCGGCGCATCGCCCGCTAGGGTTCGCTCCATCAGGTTTAGCAGCCGCTCATTGACGCGTGCCAAGTCTCGGGCTTGATTCCGATACTCCAGCGCACGCTCGCCTAATCCACCACGCTTGCGCTTCCCATCGTCACGCGGCTCCGCGTCTTCGACGCCCTGCTCTTCGGTCTGATGTTCGTCGCTGGCCTGCTCTTGGCCTGCCGTTTTAACCTGTTCGGCTTCAGGTGCGGGTAGCGACTCCGCTTCGTTCCCCTGCGAGGGCACGCTAAGGTCGTTCGTCATTTTGCCTTCAGGCATGAATGAGATGCGCCGAAAGTAGACGGAAACGCGCGGCAGCGGTGGCGGTTTATCGCCTATTGCAGATACTCAACGAAAAGCCGGATTGCCTGCTGCACTTCTTCTTCGTCCTGTTCCAGCATCCGCTGCGCTTCAATGCGCTGTAGCTCTAGCCGCGCTTCTTCTTGCGCAATGGCTAACAGCGAGGCAAGCAGGTCATATGCCCGTAGTTGCTCGTCAACCAGCGATTGAAGTGCGGCAGGCTCAATATCCGGCTGCGCCTGGACGATTGACCGTGCCGCTTCTCGAACCACTGCCGGCGTGGGCTTTTTCTCCAACTCCTCGCGGATATCCACCCATCGGCGGGCGAAGTTCGGAACATTGGTGAAGTAGTCACCAGCGCCGCCGCCTGTAGGCGCAAGGGCAGGCCCGCGCACGGCAAACGCTGCAACGTCCGACCCTTCGGTGGCGGTCAGAGAAACAGCCGGGGTAGCACTGACAACGCTTGTCGCAAACGCGGCAACGTCGGGCGATTCAGTTGCACCTAGAGTTACCCGCGCACGGTTGCGAACCGTAAACGCGGCGGTATCTGCGCCCTCCGTCGCCCCTAGTGAAGCAGTCGGGTTGCCGCTTGCAGGCTGATTAAACAGCAGCAGCAGCATGGGACTACACCAGCGTGTTCAGTTGCGCCAGCGTTGCCTGCGTTTCGGCCAGATCGGTGTCGATGCGCGTCACGGCGTCAACGTCGCCAACTCTCTCGGCATTAATCCGCTGCTCGCCAAGGTGCGCAATGCGGCGCTGCGCCATCTGGATAAGCTGATTGACTGTCATTGCTGCACCTTATGAGAAAAACAGATCGCCGACGATGTCGTTCAGGCCGACAGCGGCAGTGTCCGCATCGGCCGCGCCCGTGACCGTGGTCAGCCCGATACCCGTCGCAAACGCAATGCCGCCTTCGATCTTGAACGTGTTGACCCCGTTGGGCGGAATCGCAATCGTCCGCACAACGCCAGTGCCCGCCGCGGGGGTTGTGGTCTGGTTGTGCAACTTGACGTACCGCCACGCCGCGTTTGTGTTTCCAAAGCTCCAACCGACCACGCGGCCGGGAGACCCTTTGACAATCGTCGCATTCGTTGTGGCTGCGCTGACAAGGTGCGTACCGCTGGCCGCTCCGGTCGCGTTGGCGCGGTATTGGATGCCCACGTCGCCGATGGCGGCCGTGCCAGCCACCAGCGCGGGCTGCGTGAAGGTGACCGTAAACGTACCTTGACCGGACACAGGCAGCGGCGCCTGTGCACCGAGCGGTCGCACGCCAGCGATGTAGGTCGGCACGTTGACAATATCCTCGACCGAGACAAAGCCCACAGTCCAGGTCGTCGTGCTGGCAGGTGCGGTCGTGCCGTTGAAGCTCCACAAGTAGAAATACAACTCAACGTCGTCGTCGGGGATGTTCTCGATCCGGCTCGCGCGCGTGGTGACGGTCGGCGCGGTGCCTGATGCGACCAGCGCGTCCGACCAGTTGATATTTCGGCCGTCCGCGTAGACCTGCATGACGTGGCCAGACGATGCGGTCGTGTTGATCGTCGCGGTGGTGTCACCCGAGTTCCAGCCCCGCCGCTGCGCGTCTACCGAGGCGTTGGTCGCGGTCGTGCCGCTGTACGCGGTGCGGATGTAGTTCCAGCCGAACAGATCAAGCGTGCAGCTACCAGATGCGGGCCAGCCCGCCACGGTGAAGTTGATCGTGTCAACACTCGGGATGCTGGCAATCGCGTAGCGCCCCGGCACACCGTTCGCGCCGTTGATCGCACCCACAAACATGAACTGGCCGACGTTATCGGCAGTGAATCCGTGCGCGGTCTTGGTGACCGTGATGCTGGTGGCCGAGTTGATCGTGCAGCTAAGGCCCTCGCCAATCAGGTCGGCCAGCATCGCGACGAAGTTCTGGTTCGCAATCCGCTGCGAAAGGATGGTCTTGGCCCGTGCCGTAAACGCACCACGAAACGACTGTGTAGAACGCGCGAGGAATTCGCTATTCGCAGTCGTTCCAGTAGTCACTAGCAGGTTGCTCGACCCCTGCGTGACGCCCATGCCAGTGCCAAGGCGGCGCTGCGTAAGCTCTTGCGCAAGCAGGCTCGACCCGGACGCGGCAAAGCCAACAGACCAGATATCACACGGCGATTGCCGGACAACCGCGCCGCCATCGGTCGTCAGCGGGTTATCCGCACGAACGCGCATGTGCGTGGTCGATTCGGCCAGCCCATCGGAAACCTTGATGCGCTGGTACTGAATACCACTAATGTCATCAGTGGCGACCGATTCGCCAGTGCCAGGGAGAACGACGTTATCAGACATGCCGTGCCTTATGCGCTGTGCGTGATGGTGCCAGCAGTCCAGTCAACCGACTGACCCGAGGTGATCGTCGTTGACGGGCTGATGATGATGTCAGTTCCAGAGGTGCCGACCGTCAAGCCGGTCACAATGTCCGTGCCCGATGAATTCTTGAACCGCGCAATGGCGGCAGTGCCGGTGTTGCCAGCGGTCGCAGTCTTGGTCAGGCCGGAAAACGATAGAACATCGCTGCTCACCGTGCCGCACGGGTCGTTACAGGTGAACGTCACCAGCACCGAGGCGTAAGCCGCAGTACAGATTTCCAACGTGCCCGCGCCGGTTCCGCTGTCAATGTCATCGCGCACCGCCGTCATGCGCGTGGTCTTGAGAGAGGTTCGATAGTTAACCGCCATTTGTCGGCCTCATCACAAATTGTTGTGCGCGTCCATCCGGGCCGCGCATGATCTCGACCGCAATCGGCGGTTTGCTTTGCACCGCAGTCGCAAGTTGTGCAATCGCGTCTTGCATTCCTTGCTGCTGCTCCAGAAGCTGCGCGAGCATGATTTCTTCGGGTTCCGGGCCTGCGTCTTCGCTTCCAAGCTCGGGCATATCGACATTCATCCGGTCGGCCAGCGTTGCCATCAACTTTTTGACCGTCTCAATATCCGCGCCGGTCTGCTCACGCAATGCCTGAGCCTTCGCCACTTCGGCCTCGATGCGAGCGACTTCAATGCTTGCGTCCGCCTTGTACCGCTCGGTTTCGGCCTTGATGATCTCGGCGTTTGTCTTGTCCATCGTCTGCGCTTGCTCGGTCTGTTGCTTGACTTGAGCGTCTTGCAGTTGGCCCTCAAGCTGCTGGACGATCTGCGCCGCTTGCTGCAATGCCTGTTCGCGTTCCTGCAACGCGCCTTCAAGTTGCTGCATCGCCGCTTGCATTTGACCCATCATCGCTTCGGGGTCGTTTTCCTCGCCTTCCGCGCCTTTGATCTCAGGCGGCACGGTCTTGGCCAGTCGATCCGCAATAGCTTGCGCGTTCGGCCAGTTCTGACCGCGAACGTACAAGTCACCGATAACCGTCCACAGGTTCGGATTGCCCTGTAGAAGCTGCGTCATGGCTTCCGTAGACTCGGCGCGGAGCGTACCGAAAGACGGGCCGACGGAGACCGCAACGTCATAGCGGCCCACGTTCAGATTGTAAATCTTCTTGATCGCGCCGGTTTCGTCCTGCACCTTGCGCACAGCTTCGGGCTGCTCGGGGTCGTGCATGACCACGGACGGCGATTCATCATCGCCCAAGACCCTCAAAACGCGCTTTGTGTCATAGATGCGCGGAATCAGGTCAACCAGAATGCGGCCCGTATGCAAAATGCCGCGACTCAGGTTGTCCAGATAGTGATAGGTCGCCGTGTCGCCTTCGCGCTGGCGGGCCATAATGGCGCGGCCGCTGGTCTCGTTCGATGCGGCACCGAAGTTCGCTGCGTGCTGACCGGTGATCCATTGCAAATCTTGCGCGGCCGCTTGCATCGCCTGAACATTGCCGGTCGGCACCTGGGGCGCAGGTTGCCGCTGAGGAGCGGGCAGGAATTGGCCGTTTAGCTCGACAGGCTCGTATTCCAGATAAGCCGGATTCGTGGCATTGGCACGCGCCCAACGGGCCTCAACACCTTTGAATTGACCCTTTGCGCCGATGTACGGTGCGGTTTTCTGCAATGACAGCATCTCGACCATTGTCGAGACCTGGTAGTTATACATGCGCTGCGCATCGTAGGCGCGTTGAGTCAAGCCGGTGTAAAGAATCTTGCCATCGACAACGGTTTCGTTACCGACGATCCGCACCAGCGGAATCCACCGACCAGGCCAGACTCGAGAATCGGCAACGCTTGCCCCGGCAATCTTGAACCATTGCACCTCGCGCCGCTTACTGGGCCGCTGGTCAATCACTTCGGCCGGGTTGCGCTCGCTTTTAGCGAATTCCTGCTCGTCCATCACCGACCCATCGGCCAGCAGGAAAAGCCGCGTCTTGCGCATGATTACGCGGTAATACTCGGCGCAACGAACACTGTCAGGATTCCACCAGCCCAAATCATCAGACTGGCCCGCCCAATCGTCCGGGTTGATGTCCGGATACAGTTCCTTGAACGTCTCGCGGTCTACGGAATCCTCGACGAAAGCGTACATGGCGTCCGAGGCATCCATCTCGCGGGCGTTCGGGTCGAACGTGACGGAGATCGGGTCGAGGATGCGCTTTAGCCGGATGTCCTGCTCGAATGCGTTTTCGTCGGCGTACTCGGTCAGCACCCGCCAAACGCCCATACCTGCGGCAACCTGGGTGCAGCTGGCCGTTTCGTAGACCATCGGCGCGTTCGACAAATGCTCGATGTTCCGAATGACCCCATTCAGAATCTCGGCGGTCTTAACGTCGGCCTTGTCGTCTACGGGGTTGCACTTGATCGCGGGCTTTGACTGCCGCTGATCGTTGACAATCTGATTGATGTGCGTGCCAAGCCTGTCCATTGTCAGACAGGGCCGGTTTTGCGACTCGCGGGCCTGCTTTAGCCGGTCATCCCATTGATTGCCAGCGGCAAACCGCATCGCCTCGCGGAAGCTCTCGCGGTTTCGGGATGCGGCGTCAGACGCCACGCGATAGCGCTTACGCGCCTCGGCAACGATGTCGGCGTCTTTAACGCCTTGCGGGCGACCGGTGTATTCAATCATCCCGACTTAATAGCGCGATTCTTGGGACTGGCGTGGCGGTTTATCGCCTACAGACAATTAGCCGCTTGCCATACGGGCTTCGGGTCTTTCTGGTG